ACAAATAATATTTTTGATTTTGCCATAGAAGACACTTTTAATAGAATCAGCACACGAAACAATAGGAATTTAGTTTTAAATAGTGGGAATGGTTCTATTATAGCAGAATCATCTTTAACAGTAACTAACCCCGCAGAAATAAACTATAAGAATCAAACGCTGGATACGCGTTTTGTTAGTCAAACTGCTTACAATACTAACAATACGGAGATTTTAACAGGTTTTGGAGAGTTCGCTGGACTTATTGTTAGTGTTAGCGACGCAAGTATAGCACGTGACAATTTAAAATTAAATTTAACTGGCGGGACTATATCAGGTAATTTATCGGCTACAAGTTTTAACACAAACAATAATACAAATGGATTCAACACGAATAGTGATGAAAATGGAAATTCACATATTGGACCGCAATACACAAGAAATTATTTAACTAATTCACTGGGAACAGAATTCAGGACATTTACTAATGGGGTATATAATACTACGGCAACAATTTTTAGTGATGGAATTGATTTTTTCAAAAATGTTACTATGTCTATTACAAACACATTTAATTTAATACCCGCTGGAACAATTATAATGAGTGTAAGAAATTCTACAACTCTTTCAGGGTATTTATATTGTAACGGAGCGCAATATGTAAGCACAATATACCCTAACTTGTTTTCAGTTATAGGGACAACTTACGGCGGAGCACAAACGGGACAGCCTGGAACATTCGTTTTTAATGTCCCTAATTTTCAAGGAGCGTTTTTACGTGGGCAGGGCAGTCAAAGTTTTAATGGAGTAACTTATTCAGGTTCTGGAACACAAGCACAAGCAGACCAAGTTTTAACTCCAAATACTCCAACCGTAACTAATAGAGGGTATTTTAATTGTAGGGGTGGTGCGGATAGGTCGGTAATAAGTAGAGCCATAATACCAAGTCTCGCCGCCGATTCTAACACTGGTATAGTAGTCAATGTCTCATTTCCACGACAAGGCACAGAAAATAGACCGTTTAACTACAGTGTAAAATATTTCATACGTCATTAATTTAGGCGTTATTTGCTATACTTTTTAATCTATAAAAAGTATATATATGGAAGAACCTTTAGTAATAGTTGAATCACCACCTTTGCCAGATATGAATGACAAACAGATTGATGATTTAAAACATCTTATCCGTTATGCTAAACGTATGAACAAGGGCGGATTTAAAAAATGCATTCCAGTCGGTATTAATTCTCTATTATTCCAATCTAAAAATGCTGATAATGTCAGTGTCCATATTGACCCAGTTATATGGACGGCGTTCCTAAAACACGATATTCGTCTAAAAATATCTAATGAGTAATATATAGCATATGAGCGAAGACCCATCCAGAACTGATTTAGCACGAGCAAATACTGCGACATACACAAATAAGACTCCAGAAAATTATTCTAAAATAGAAGACTTATCAGATATGGACATTCACACTTATAAACACAATGATAAAAATCATCATATAATAGCACATCGCGGAACTGATTTTGATGCTCCAACTCTCAAGCGTGACCTAAAAACAGACCTAAAAATTATGATTGGACAAGCAAGTCATACCAAGCAAATTAAAAAACGGGTTGATAGGACGGAAGAAATTGTAAAACAATTGAAACAAAGAGAACCTGACACTGCTATCCACGTAACAGGACATAGCCTTGGTGGATTTTCCGCACAGCAGTCTCTTGTGAAATCCGCAGTTGTTCGGGACGGCGTGAAATCACTAACCACGTTTAATGCGGGAACAAGTCCCTTGCAAGGTAAGGGGTTGGCTAAAAGCAATCCTGCATATAAGGTTATCGCAGATAAGTCTATACATCATAGAGTTGCATCAGATGGAGTAAGTCAAAATGCTGGGACATCACTCATTGGAACAGTGAAATCTTATAATAGTAAAAAGAAGCCGAGTATTGCACGCAAAGTGCTTAATTTCTTAGCTCCTAAATTAAATCATTCCGTAACTGGTAAAATAGCACATTTCGCAGCCGATAAAATACTCTCAACGTTAGAATCACACAGCATAAGTCATTTTACTTAGGGTGTGAATCTCCTTTCATAATCGTGCCGTTCCCCATCATATGAAAACCTTTCCGTGCTTTCAAATGTATTTTGTCTAATGCGAACGCCTTTGTCTTTGGATTTACACTTGCATAGACTCTACTTATAGCCCACGATTCTTTGGTCATATTAGGTCTGACGCTAGAAGGATTCGTTTTAAATGCACCCACACCCTTATTATATATTGTTTGTAACCCCGCTAAAGTATATCCAGTTATTTTACTTATATCTGCTACAGAATGTGGTTCGTCTTTGTCAAATCCATATTTCTTATTGAATATATTTTTATTAGTAACTACCATATAATATATGATGATATAATAATATGGTGGTAATAACAGACTCAACACGGAAAGATAAAAAATTTAAGGCGACATTTAAAAATGGTATAACGACGCATTTCGGTTTCAAAGGAAGTAAAACATTTTTAGATGAGAAAGACGAACTGAAAAAAAAGAATTATATAGCACGTCATATCGTAAATGAAAATTGGAACGACCCTTATTCTGCTGGTGCATTGTCCAGATTTATTTTATGGAACAAACCAACATTGACAGAAAGTTTAGCAGATTTCAATAGACGTTTTAAGGATATTTTAAAGAAAAGTGACAAAAATTGATTATGTATTTAGGCAAAAGTATTTAATAGTATAACCTTATAATATATTAATAGAGTCCATAAAAAAAACAACATGCCATATACTGAAAAACGCAAACAAGAAATCATGGTGTCAAGGGCTATACACAAAAACACATACAATGATTATCAGTGTAAATATATGAGAACAATGAGAGCCAACTCATGGAAGACAATCTCCAGAATTTTTCTGAGAATATTATTACCTGAATTACCTAAAAAGAAATACCCACAAAAATCAAAATCTAAGAAAACCTCAATTTTATAAGAAAATACCCATATTCTTATCAAATCCAAAAAAAAGACTGCAAAATTGATTGCAAATGTATTTATTGTAAATAGTATATAAATATTATCTGTTAATAGAATATATAGAGAAAGAGAAATGCCAATGTTCAATATTTCAAAGTTACACGCCGAAAACTACAATTTACGCAATGCATTTACAAATGACCTCATTGGAACGGCGAAGATGCCCTGTTTAGTTAATAAGCGAACATTAGTTCCCAGTCCTGTTGCTTATAGAGATAAATCTAATGAATGGTTTAAAAATACACTCGTTATTGATGATAGTTGCGGTTATGGTATTAAATGTGGCATGCAAATGAACGGCAAATACATTATTTGCTTGGATTTTGATATTTATATTAAAGAGACAGATAGCGATTGTAAAATATGTAAAAAATATTTAGATGATTATAATGGTGTGTGTGGAAGTGAGGACGGTATGTATGAATCATCAACTGAAGGCAACTGGAACGTGTTGTGTGATATAACAGATTGCACTGACCTTATTAATTTATGCGAAGAACGTAAAAAAGAAACATTTTATCCTGTTGCGAATTGTGGATTGGAATTCCAAATAACAAAACACCAAGCTATTCCGCCGACAGCAACACCTTGTAAAAAAACTGGGAATGCCGATAAAAGACGAGAATTCAGTGACAATGCTTATCCATTTAAAATAGTTCAGTCAGCCGATAGCGTTCATCAATATCTCGGAAAATTATTGACAATGAATCAACCGAAACCATATATAGCAGGCACTGAGACAACTGCAAATAAAATAAATAGGAAATTGATTGAGCAATACACCGAAATGTTAATGAATGGATTGAATTTCCATATGACGGATTATAATAATTATCTGAAAATAAGTGGGGTAATGAAAACAAATGGATTTTCGAAAGAATTATTTTGCGACTGGGTTGCAACTACGAATCCGAAAGACGACACACATCTGCAATTATGGGATGCACCATGTAAATATGAAAATATGAATCTCGGTGTTCTCAATAATATTTGTAAATCTGTCAATCCAGAATTTTATAAAAACTGGAAAGAAAAATGGTTTTCGAGCAAGTATATTCCGTGGGATATTATTACAAAGGGCATCGGCGATTTAGCTCCGTTCATTGCAAAACATTTGAGAGACAAGTTAGTCTATTGTAACGAACGATTTTATGAGTGTAATTCTAAAAATAACTTATGGTATCTAGTAAACGAACCGACTAATATATTATCCACACTTATCGGTGATTGTCTAGATTATACAATTGCGTCTATATCTAATAAAATACCTATCTCTGCTGACGAAAAAGAAAAGGAAGAACTTAGAGCAAAAAGAGCGGAATATACCACAAAATATATAAAATGGCGTTCTATAAGTGAAATCTCATTAATGAAGAACAATCTAAAAACTTTGATTCGAGATGATGAGTTTGCTAAAAAACTAAATAAGACATCTGGCAAATTTGCATTTAAAAATGGAATTTTAGATTTTAGAACTGGAAAATTTGAATATGGAATTGAGGCAGATGATTATCTCACATTTACAACATCACATAATTATGACCCCTCTCCGGATAAGCGAGACAAAGATAAAGAAGCATATTTACTCCAAGTTATGAAAGAAATTTGCAATAATTGTGATGAAGATTTAGAATATTTCCTGTCTGTTATCGGTTATTCTATTACGGGTTGTTCCAGTCTAGAAAAATCATTGTGGTATTTAATTGACGGAACAGAGGGAGCACTAGGTGACAATGGTAAATCTCTTATATTTGCATTCCTTACAGAAACTATTCCAGAATATGTTATGAAAACAACTGCTGGATTTTTAGAGGCAAGAAACACAAAAGTTCATAAACAGTTATGTGGAATGAAAGGCAAAAGAGTTGTATGGGCTGATGAAGGGACTAAAAATAAAGTAAATGATGAATTATTGAAAGTTATTCCTGATGGCAGAACTATTGAGAACGAAGTCATGTTCGGAACAACGGAAATGATAGAGATTACATTTAAATTATTCTGTTGTTCTAATAATAAAACTAACATTGGCGAAGGGCAGAACGCAGTATTTAATCGTTATAATGAAATTCCATTTAAATCACATTTTGACCGCACTGGAGAACGTATTGTGGCAATTCCTGAAAAACTATTATTTAAGGCAACTCTCGGACTGGGCGACGAATTAATTAAAAATTATTGTGAATCATTCTTACACATTCTTATAGATTATGGGAAAAGATATTTTAAAAGTGGATTGGCTAAAAAAAGTCAGTCTGTTATTCAAGCGACTAATGCGACAAGAATGGCGAATGATGAGCTTATTACGTGGTTCAATGACAATTTTGAAAGAGGAGATATAAAAGATTACAAATGTTCTATAAAAGATATTCAAGACCTAAAACCTGAATATTTTACAGATGCGACAACATCTAAAAAATTCCATAAAGAGATGAAAGAGAAAATCGGATATGAATATAATAAAGTATTACGAGGTTTCGGGACTTACGACAAATGGGATAAAGCTGCAAATAAAAACGTTGCAACACCGATTAGAGGTGGATTTAGTGGATTTAGAATAAAACAAGAAGAACCAGAAGAAGAACCAGAAACACAGAACTAACAAGAAAACACAGAACTAACCTAAATACTCTGTGGCACCGTGGCACCCTGCGGCACCCTAAATAACTCTATTTCAACAGAATCCTCCCTCGTAAGGAACTTTCGAAATTAGGGTGCCGCAGGGTGCCACGGTGCCACTCTATTCTATTAACACTTATAATTCAAATTCAAATTTAAACAATAATTAAACAATAAAAGCACTGCATTACATTCATTACTTTTTTTATTACTCTAATGTATATATAATGTTCCGGACAACGCGAAAAAGGACAATCTTTCAGTTATTGATAGGACTGACAGTAATTATAAAAAGCAACATATCACATAGAAATAGATATTCTGATGCAATAAAATAAGTCCCACAATAGATGATAGTGTAGGAATAATATCTCCCGCCAATATATATTGATGAGTGAGTTAGAAGAAATCATAGATGAGAACCCGCAATCTATTGAGAAGCCGAAAGTAAAACGTGTGATGTCAGATGCTCAGAAAGACGCACTGCGTAAAGGCAGAGAGAAGAAGGCAGAATTAGCAAAGATGAATAACGCAATTATAGATGACGTTGTTCAAGCAAAGATGATGCCAAAAATAACCCGTAAAAAAAAAGAGGAAATCATGGCTCAGTTGAAAGATGAAGCAAATAAGCCAGTTCCGCCAACCCCAGCACCGTCTCCAGTCAAGCCAGTCAAACCGAAAAAGATTAAAAAGATTATAGAGGTTGTAGAGGAGTCCAGTGATGATGAAGTTATTATTGAGAGAATTGTAAAAAAGAAACCGAAGAAGGTGGAAGTTCCAGAAGTGCCAAAGATACCAAGGCTTATCCGTTTGTAAAATTGATTGTAAAAATGATTTAGAGAAAACAGGCTATAACAGGATATAAGAGTAGAAAATAGAAATGGATTACGCAAACGGAAAGATTTATAAAATTGTATGTAATATAACAGGCGAGGTATATATTGGAAGCACAACACAACCATTGGCAAAACGATTAGCAGTTCATAAATATAAAGGACAAAAATGCAGTTCTAATCAAATCATATCACGTGGTAATTATGTTATAGTGCTAATAGAGGCATTTCCTTGCGAAAACAAGAGTGAATTGTTTCAACGTGAAAGGTATCATTATGATTTAATTCCAAATATTAATAGAAATAGACCATTTAGAACTAATGAAGAGCATATTGAAGCAAAAGCAACCTCAAATAAGGCACGTTATGAAGCCAATACACAAGCAATTTTAGCCAAGGCAAAAGTGTATAATGAAGCAAATAAAGAGACAATTACAAAATATCAAAAGGCATATTTCGAAACAAATAAAGAGGCAATTGCAAAATATCATAAGGCATATTATCAAGCCAAGAAAGCAACAGCAAATCAACCAAGTTAATTAGACTATAAAGATATATACCTATACTATATATTTATAATGTCATCTATAGTTCATTCGCCTATTAAAATATTCTTAGATAGTTCCTCTCCAGATGCTCAGAAGGTCAGCAACTCACAATATATATTTTCCATAAACCCACCATTGCTATTACATATGGACGACACGCACAAACTCGCATTGGGAATAGAAACGTGCTCAATCCCGTTAGCATTTTATACAATTAATGAGAACAACAATCAGTTTAGCATAGATGGAGACTTATTTACGATACCAGTAGGAAACTATCGTGAGACACAACTTACCCCAGTTCTCAAATCAGTTATATCCGCAGTCAGAACAGACATCACTCTCATTTTTGATGTAATTAAGTCGAAATATACATTGTTCCGTGTGTCAGGTAGTGGAGCAGTCACATTTAATCCAGTTCCGAATTCTGCGAAGAAGATATTAGGGTTCTCCAATCAGACTCACACATTACCATATATATTTGATGATATTCTCAATCTCACTTATACGAGTGGAGTCACAATCCGATTTAATAATATTGCGACGAACAACATAGATACGTTCTCGGCAGGAGAGGGAGGCACAACCGTTTTACGGTTACCTATAACAACGCCAGTGAATACGGTTTTACAACATTTCAACAATCAGCCATTTTTAGCAACAATTAATAACCGAGCGATAACACAATTGAACGTTTCTCTCCACGATGATGAAAGGAGGATTTTATCAATGAATGGAGAACACCAATTCTTTTTGACGGTAAGAGTGGATTATGTCAAGGTAGAGGAACTTATGATAGATGATACACTCATAAACGCATTTAGAAAATCACAAACCAACGCCCCGATTCGTGGGGGGGAACTGCTTAAAGAGAAAATTAAAAATAATATAGCGATATAATATAATACAAAATGACTTTTCTTAAAAGAGCCGAAGGTAGTATTCGCAGATTCGCAAATAAGGCAACTCCAGCAATCACAAGATTCGCACAAAAAGCAGTTCACGTAGCGGGCAGAGTCGCTATGGAAATAGGTGAGAAGGTTTTACCAGCCGTCGAGAAAATAGCAGGAGGAGTTGGTAAGGGACTTGCTTTAGCCGAGGCAGGTGTTGCAGGATTTGCTCCAGAATTAGTTCCAATCGTAGATATTGCCAGACGTGGTGCAGGTATGGTTCAACGTGGAGCAATGCAGGGAGGTAAAGCATTCGCAACAGCCCGAAATGTTGTATCTGCGGTAAATAGAAGTAGAAATGCATTACAAAGATAAATAAAAATCACATTATAAGATATATAGGCGAATGAAGGTTATAGCGAGTTATCAACAGACATTCGGAACATCAACCGTAGTAAAATCACAATCATTTAAGTTTCAGCGGGTATATAAGAGCAATCCAGATTATAAAATAATGCTCTCTGTAGAGAAAGTGACATGTTTCGGATTATCTGGAACAAATAACGAACCAAAATTATTACTATTAAATGGAATTCCAGAAGTATCAGGAAAATGCAACTTTCAAGTAAAAGGGAATGATGTAGTGAATGCCAATGATTATGTTTTAGGGTTATTTAGTGATTTGAATGCAACAGATGGTATAAAATCATCAACACACGTTCCACAGTCAGCAAAATTTATATTGAATGATTTACCTTTAGGAGAGTTTAATATCAGATATCAGGATATTCGTTTAGGTGCAGAAACATTTACAGAAGGTTTATTTATTGTCTCATTTTTAATTGACATTGTAGAAATGTAATTTCATTTAATTTTTCCTGCGTTGTAATTTTATTATCTATATTAAGTATATAATAAAGTATGGCATCAATTACTCCCAAGTTAGACGTCTCTCAATTCCGTGCGATGGGTAGTGCCAAATCAAGATTAGTTTCTGTTCAAGCTGAAAACGCCCAGACTGTTATTGGAAATACGGGACAACAGGACTTATATTTCGCAATTCCATCAAGTGCAATGTCAATGTTAAATTCGCAACTCACTGCTCTGACATTTGATTTAGTCTGTTCCTCTGCATGCACATTTTCCAACGGAGGTGCAAATAGTATTATCCAAGGTGTAGAAGTTATTATCGGAAATCAATCCGTAGAATTATTAGACAGATGCAACGTGTTTAGTGCTTTGATGGAGGACCACCAAAGTAAGAGCAGAGCCCAAAATATCGGTTCTATTTTATCAGGACACGGCGAATATGTGAAAGATGTCATCGGTGGAAGTGCAGCGGCATCTATAGACCCAGTTAAGTCAGGTAAGGATTTGACAACTAAAATTCGAGTCTCGATACCATTATATTCCTCCACACTGGGATTACTCGCCTCAAATTACCTGCCGCTGGTAGATTCTATCAGAATTAGGCTTACACTCGCATCAAATGATATTGCTCTCCAATATTCCAGTGGAACTCCAGCATATACTATGACAAGAATCGCATTGAATATGGATTATTTAGACATTAATCCAGCAGTTTATTCTCAGTTGTTAGCCGAGTCAGGCGGAATTTTTAAATTTCACTCAACGGGAGTCTCAAATTTCAACAGCACTCTCCAACCAGCAGGAAATCACACTGTTTTGATTCCAGCAAGATATAGCAGTATTAAGAATTATTTTGTAGTGTTTAGAAGAAACGATTCAAACGGTAACAACGGAAGTGGAAGAGCGAATAAGAATACCACAGGTGGAAGGTATTATCCCAACTTGCAAACCTATGTGTTCAGGATTGAGGGACGCAACTTTCCGTCTATCCCAATTTCTGTAAGCGATGGAACAACCTCTTACGGGGGTGAATCATTCCAAGAAGGGGTTAAGTGTTTCCACGCCTCGCATTCTCCAGATTTTGATGTTGTCTATAACAATTCTCAATATTTGAGAGGTGATGGAGTTGTTGCCACAACTGATGATGTTGCTGATGGAGCGTTTTTCTTAGGATTAGATTTTGAGGAATCTGGTGCAGGTGCAATCCGTGGATTAGTTAGTGGAATCAACACCATCGACTCAAATACATTCTTAGAACTCAAATTAGACGCTAATAACATCAGTATGGACTGTGACGTCTTTGCAATCCACGATTTAGTCATTGAGATGGATATGATGAGTGGAGCAGTCACTATCTCGAAATAAAAATGATATATTATATCACATATAATATATAAGCATGGACGCATGGAATCCAGACCAAGAGCAAATAATTGAGGCAATACGAAAAGATTGCAAGGTTCTCCACGAACATCATAAAAAGCAATATCTATTAAATTTAAACTCATTGAGTTATTATAAGATACCAATTATTATTATCAGCACATTGAATAGTGTTCTCTCAGTAGGAATGGAACGATACTTACAGCAACATTACATATCAGGATTGACGTGTATATTATCATTATTGGTTGTCATCATAGGAAGTATAGAGCAATTTTTAGGAATACAAAAGAAAATGGAACTGGATTTGATAACAAGTAGAGACGCATATTTTCTTGCGATAGATATATTCAAGATATTGAGTTTAGACAGATACCACAGAACGAATGATGGAAGCGAATGTCTCAATGAAATATATGCAAGATTCATAAAAATAACAGAAACCAGCAATGTGATTAAGAAGAAAATAAAAGACCCGTTATTAGAGTTGCCATATACGAATCCGCCACAGATAATATTTAGCAATACCAATTCAACAAGTTCCAGCGAATTATCAAGTTCAACAAATAGCGACAGGAGTGGCAACGTGATGTAATTTTATAATATATCCCTATATAGTAAAATAATGAAGATACAAGTTGTAGAAACAAGCGACTTAGGTATAAAACTTGGTCGGCAGAATATAGATAAAAAATTAGGCGTTCCAGAGCCATTTATAGACAAACCCGCCGTATATGTGATAAGCGGAGCGATGGGCAGTGGAAAGTCCAGTTTAGTCGGTTCAATAATGACCGCAAAAGGAAGCAACAAAGTATTCCACAGGGTATTTGATAAGGTGTTCTATGCAACTCCGCAAGAGGTTTATGAGAGCGAAGAGAACCATCCATTTAAGAATCACGCAGACGAACGTAAATTTTTTGAGTTATCAGCGGGAATGTTATTTGAAATACAAGAACAGGCTATATTAGAAAAAAAAGACGGCGGTGTAAGTTGTTTAATTTTAGACGATTTTTCAGAAGTGTATAAGAACAAGGCAATAGAAGTCCAGTTAAAGAAATTAATATTTAAACACAGGCATACAAAATTAAATATAATAATCACATTATTGACGCTCAAGTCATTACCAAAAGCGTTGCGTTCATTAATAGACGTGTTTATAGTGTTTGAGCCAAAGAGTATCATAGAGATAGAATCATTTGCAGAAGACGTATTTGCGATGAAAAAGAATAATTTGCAAGACCTTATGGATTTTGTCTATGATGTTCCATATAATTTTTTATTTTTCAATCAGAGAACCAAGACCTATTATAAGAATTTTGACAAGTTAGAGATAGTGAAAGATGAAGCAAAGAAATAATATATCACGATAAAGTATATAGAATGGCTAAAAAAAAGACATCTGTGATTCTAAAAGCAAAGCAGGTTCAGAATTTGAAGAACAGTATTCATATTCATTTAGCACCATCACAGAAGAAAAGAAATAAGAGAAAGAAAGCACGTGTATTTAGAACTCCAGATGTGCCACCGCCAATCAACCGCATAATCCATCAGGATATTGTATTACCTTATAATCACGGAGCGATAAGACCGCAAGGACAATCCAACGCATTACAAAGCAATCAAGCAGAGGAATTTAGAAAATTATACAATGATATACAGAAAGATAGAGAGCCAAGACCACGAACAACTTACGAAGCGGAAAGAGAAAATCAAGACGCACAAGAAGGACGTTTCAGTGTATTGAATGAATTTGATGATAGAGGAGATTTTGCGACTCCAATAAAGGAAGTGAGAGCAGAAGATGTTCAAAATATGACTCCAATAACTCAAGAAACAAAAGAGAGATTAAAGGAATTAAATAAAACAAGGAAAACGTTTAATATAACAGAGGAAAGGGGACAGAAATTAATAAACGATTTACTCGCAAAACTCGCAAAAGACAATAAAAAGAAATAAGCAGAAAATTGATTGTATTTAGGAAATCTATATAAATATAATAAAAGAGGTATATATATAGAAAAATATGAGCGAACAGTTTAAAACAGAAATCACTGCAAAGTTTATTGAAAAGGGGTTGTCAGAATCCAGTGTGAATTTATATTTAGCAAAAGCGAAGAAATTGAATAATGGCGTAGAAATCAAGAATTTGAATTTTCTAAAAAAAACAGACGATATTAAGAAACAATTAGATGCGATTGAGAATTTGAATACAAGAAAGAGTTATGCCACAGCAATTGTATCATTATTGAGAGAATCACAGAAGTTGCCGAAATTGCTTGTATTATATCAAGGTATTATGATGGAAATGATAGCGAGTGTGAATGCGATTGACCCAGCGGTAAAAACAGAGAAACAAGAAAAGAACTGGATTAGTTGGAGCGAAGTGATTGCATTGCATAATGGATTGAAAGCAAAGGTATTGAATAGCCCCGTAGAAGAGGTCAAGGAAAATATGTTATTTAGAAAATTGTATGCGGATTATATGTTGTTATCATTGTATGTGTTGTTCCCGCCAAGAAGAGCATTAGATTATTTTCAGATGGTTATTACAACAGATGGAACGATGGAAGATTTGACAAAAAACTATTATGACGTGACAAGCAACAAATTCATATTTAATGTGTATAAGACATCAGCATCTAACGGACAGGAATCATTCAAGGTAAGCCCCTATTTGCAGGAAGTTATTGTAGAACACATAAAAGCATTTGATTTAAAACATATGAGTTTCATTTTACGAAATCAAGATAACATTGCCCCCGAATCTATCACGTGGATTACAAAAAGTCTGAATAGAATATTTGATAGTAAAATATCAGTGACCATGTTGCGTCATATATATTTGTCAAGCGAATATGGAGGCACTGTGAAAAAAATGGACGAAGATAGTAAGGCTATGAGTCACTCATCTGCAATGCAAAGGGATTATATTAAAATTTAATTTCTGTAGGTTATATACTAAATGGTATTACTCTTAGAATTATTCAAAGGAACTGGTAGTTTTTCAAAAGAAGCGGAAGCTTTAGGCATTGATGTTATTTCCGTAGATATTTTAAAAAAATTCAATCCAACAATATTGACAGATATTTTACAATGGGATTACACAACAATTCCAATTCCAGATATTATCACAGCAAGTCCCCCGTGCGAAACATTCAGTAAACTTATACAATGTGCTAAAAAAGACAATAAAGTGAGAGATTATATGGGTGATATGAGACCACTCAATGCAAAAGGTGAATTAGGTGATAAAATATTGTTTAAGACATTAGAAATAATAAAATATTTTTTGTCAAAGAATCCAGCATTGAAATTTTCAATAGAGAATCCGAGAGGATATATGAAAAAAATGACTTGTATGAAAGAAGAACCGATATTGTATATGGATACAACTTATTATAGTATGTATGGATTCTCTTATAGAAAACCAACAAATTTCTGGAGTAATATTGTAGATGGATTAAAATTAAAAGAGAGAGATATAAAAACGGAAACCCCTATTACAAGCAAAGTTGTAGATGTGAAATTGACTGATAGATATAAAATGCCGCCAGAATTGTGTAGAGACATATTATTGAAATTAATTGAAAAAAACAATCTTATGAAACAAAAAGACAATAAAATTGATTCTGAAATATTGACTGTATAATAAGGTCATATTACCAACACAAAACAATCAAGAAATAAAAAATGAATACAGACAATTTACAAGATATGATTAATGCTATTGTTATAGCAAAGACTGAACATTTTTATAAAAAAAATATAGTCAATTATGGAGGAAATAATGATTATTTAAGCATTGAGAAATATCACAAAGAATACAGTAACAATGAGATGTGGAAACTCAGCTGGGCTTATAAAGAATATCAGGAATGGCGTGATAGTGATGCATATATAAAAGACATAACTTATATTGAAAATGAATTCTGGGATAATATGTTACGAGGTTATGATTATCAAATGGACGAGCTTATAGATATGACTGATGATGATGATGATAAAAGTGTATTTATAAAAAGACTCCACGATTGGGAAAGTATTAAAACTAAAACAGAAAAAATGGAATTTTTAAGTAAAGAATATGATAAGAAATGTTATTACCCTGCGTTTAGTAATAGATGGTTATACAATTATTATGAATTATTTGAAATCTAATGACACAAAATGCTGCAAAATTGATTCTGAAAGATTGATTATATAATAAGGTCATATTCCAACACAAAACAATCAAAAAACAACAATCAATAAAATGGCAACTCAAATTTACACAAAAACACAAATGAAATTATTCATTAATCCGGACAAAATCACAAAACAACAAAAAATCGCATTGTTCCAATTATATTCAAAAGAAATAGGTGATGATATTGTTGATTATGATTTGTCAAACGTAGCAGTAAAGGTAGCAGGAATAGATTATTACATTAAAAAACACGGGATTGTATTGTCTAAATATTTTACAGAATACAATTCAACAATAATTGAAAAAAAAAAGAAAGAAAAAAAAGAAAGAGAGGTAGAAAAGAAAGAAAAAAAAGAAAAGAAAGAAAGAGAAGAAAGAGAAGAAAGAGAGTCAGAACGAAATATGGATAAAGATGAAAAAGAAGAATTTAATAAAATAAAATCAAAATATGGAGGAGGAGATGATATAACATACAGAGTAGCAGGTTTATTAAGGTATCTAACAATTACAAACAATTTAAATTAAAACACAAAATAATAATAATAAAGGATTATCGGAAAATCCACATTTTTTTTATGACACAAAATAGAAATCTAATGACACAAAATAGAAATCTAATGACACAAAATAGAAATCTAATGACACAAAAGTAGGGAAAATTGATTCTGAAAGATTGACTCCATAATAAGGTCATATCCCAACACAAAACAATCAATAAAATAATAAATAATGAGTTTACCAACAGTATACGCAACTGCACGTATATTAGAAGATGAGTGTCTATTTATGAGCGATAAAAGAAATGAAAGAGTAGAGTTTTTACGAAAAGAACTGGAAGTATATGTAGACTTACTGAATAAGTTTCCATATGAAATGTATAAAAAAACTGCTGTGAGATTGAATCAAGCGTGTGCCAACCCAAACGTAGTGGGCAAAGAAAATGCTGAACAATATTTTAAATGGTTTATGAATCAAAAATCAAAAAATGAGTTTTTAGAATGGTTATTAAGTCAGAAACATAAAGTAGATGGAAAATTCGGAAACTGGTCTGCAGGGGGTTTAGGTTCTCGCTGGGCAGACTGTGAAATAAATGGGAAAAAATGCAGATTGGCGTTTTACTCTATAAAAACGAATGAAATAGATAGCGTGAAATTAAAATTAAATGACTGTCATCAATACCTTATACTTATGGACCCAACATTATAAACATAAAAAATAGAATAAAATAGATAAATAGGTTATTGGACAACCAACACTTTTTTTTATGACACAAAATAGAAATCTAATGACACAAAAGCACGGAAAATTGATTCTGAAAGATTGACTCCATAATAAGGTCATATTCCAACACAAAACAATCAATAAAACAACAAGCAAAAAATGACTGACCTAACCAACCAACAAATACTCGCAAACAATATTATTAAGAACCACCCGTTTATATTAGATGCTGAAATCCAGTTGCCAGAAGATACAATTCAAGATTATTTCCAAGTAACATTTTCAGGTATTATATTTAATTGTTACTGTAGGTTTCACAGAAGGACAATGCCCTGTGTTGAATATTATACTATCACAATAAAAAGCGATGATTTAATAGATAAATACGATGAGTGTTACATATTTTGTCATAAAAGGATAAATGTAACAAATAAAGATGATGATTCTTATACAAAAATAATGAAGATGTTAGAATGGAACAAGAATATATTAAATGACCTTGTATATGACAACAAGATAGGACAATTAATTGACACAGAATGCAATAAAAGATATGAGAAAATACAAGAAGTAGAGGATAATAGAATGAGTTATATGGGTAATATGATATTTAGTAATCAAGAGGAATGTTGTGTTTGTTATGAAAAAACGAATAGTAAAACAGAATGCGGTCATAGCATTTGCTTACGGTGTGCAACGAAACTAAAAAATGAGCAATGGGTAGATGGTGACGAGGATATTGACGATAATGGTAACGACGCTGATAAGAAATGTCCAATGTGTAGAAAATGGTTAAAAATGGAACAATATTAATTGACCCATCATTATAAATATAAAAATAGAAATAGGTTATTGGATAACCAACATTTTTTTTATGACACAAAATACAAAACCCTTATGACACAAAATACAAAAACCCTTATGACACAAAATCAGGGAAAATTGATTGTAAAATATTGACTCCATAATAAGGTCATATCCCAACACAAAACAATCAAAAAACAACAACCAAAAAAATGACTGCCTTAACCGACCAACAAATGCTCACAAATGATTTAATCAAAAGATACCCAGAGGAAAACCTAGCAACCAAAGAAATAAGCGAAAGGTTCAAAGTAAAATTCTCAGGTCTTACATTTAATTGTCTATGTGAGTTAAGCAGAAGCAAACATTCCGATAGAGATTTATACAGAATATTAATAGAAAGCGAGGAAATATACGATAGTGACGGTGATAATTACATATTACATACAGAATTTCTATATGTAAGTAGAGAAGGGGAATATTTTACGAAAATAATGAATATGCTAGAATGGAACAAGGATATACTAAACAACCTAGTGTATGACAATAAACAAGGAAGATTAATTGACACGAGAGTCAGTAGAACAATTACAGAGATTGAAAAAATAGATAACATTAGAATGAATTACATGGGAAATATGATAGTTAATGAAATGGAGGAATGTTGTGTCTGTTATGAAAAAACAAATAGTAAAACAGATTGTGGTCATACCATTTGCTTACAATGTGCTATGAAAGTAAAGAAAGAACCAGATGAAAATGACGAAAAATATCGTAACTGTCCGATGTGTAGAGGTTTGTTAACAATGTCATAAAGAAATATAAAAATAATAATAGGTTATTGGACAACCAACATTTTTTTTTTGTGTCAGCATATTAAAATGAGTTTAGAGTATCAAGCAACTTATCATAGAGAATGGTATAAGACACATAAGCAGTCAGAGATAGATAGAGTGAAAGAATATTATCAAGCGAACAAGGAGAGCATCAAGCAGAAGAATATAGAACGTGAAATAAGAAGGAGAGATAATCCGTTGCTTGTTATCCAGCCAGATATAAAGGATAGAGTAAAAGAAGAGAAGCCATCAAGCATAACAAAAAAACAACAGGAAAATATAGAGAAAGAACGGTTAAAGAATATGTCAAGATGTATTCGCATAAGTCATAATAAGATAATAAGGTTCGGGTTCTAATGTGTTGATAGAATGGAGTGGCACCGTGGCACCCTGCGGCACCCTAATTTCGAAAGTTCCTTACGAGGGAGTGTTTTGTTGAAATAGAGTTATTTAGGGTGCCACAGGGTGCCACGGTGCCACAGGTATTTAGGATAGTTCTGCCTCTAAGTGAAATCCGTTAGTTTAATAGATATTTTGTAGGGGGGGTCGTTCAAAGAAATGAGGAAATGAGGAAA